TCAAGCAGAAGACGGCATACGATGCAAATTCCTTGTATCCAGTTCCCAAACTCACAGATTGAGTAGTAGATGCAATATTAATATTTGCGCTGTATTTCGTTGAGAAACTTCCGTACGGCAATTCCCTCACATCAACAGTTACATTACAAGTATTATTATCAGTACTACCTCCGGATACAGTATGTTGTACCTTCACAGAAGCATTCAATCCTTCGCCTTGTCTTGTAACACTACATTCAGCAGTTGGTGGATTGTACTCTCTAACTCTTATATTCTCTCCGTAAGATTTTCTTTGATTTCTACTATCCACAACTTCAAAAGTGATGTTTCTTTCTCCAGCTCTTGTTACACTACCAATATCTATAGTTGAGCTATTAGAGTATGTTGTATATCCATCTAATGTCGCCAGGTACTTTTCAATACTTGCACCATTATACGCTTCAGCAGAGACATAAGCGCTAACATCACTTATATTTGTATAGAAGTAGTCACTTCCGAAAACACTCCTAACTTGTGAATTATTTTCACGAACTGAAACATAGCTTATGTTGGGCTTTTTTATTTCATACACACGAAGAGTAATAGTCTTTGAAACACTTGTACCATCATCTGCACTAGCAGTAAAAGTCACATATCCACTTGACTCACTTCCGAATACATCAGAGAATGTACTTGCATCGAAAGTGAAATTTTTACTACCCGTAATGCTACCGACATATCCTGAATAGTTGTCCGCTTCCCATTCAAGACTTACAGACCTTCCAGAAGTATTTGTAACATTAATAGTCACAGAATCTCCAATGTTTGCAGAATACACCGTATCACCTACAGAATCTACGATACTCATAGTCATAGGCTTTGCCCTAGCAATAGTCGGTAAAGTCATAGTAGCACTTAAAGAACATGTACCCCTATGTGTGCCTACACTTGCTTTGATTGGAAACGACATTGTACCATCTGAATTATGTTTAATCGTAAAAGTACCACTACACAATGTAGAACTTCCACCCCTGTCAAAACTATATGTTGTCGTCGTTTCCTCAATTGTCTGATTATTACAAATTAAAGAAGTGGCTCTCTTTGTTTGAGAATAGCCACTTCCTCCGCCTCTACTTTCAAGATATAATCTGTATTTAATTCTTGATGTGTTATCAGCCTCTGATTGACTGATAACATTCATATCCAATTTAAAATACGCATACAAGCTTGATGGCGCTGTACCAGTATATGTTGCCATTTATTCCTCCTAAATCGGTTTGATAATCGTGTATTTATTTACACCATTATCGTGCTTTGTTACCACGTGATATCCAAACTCCAATACACCGTCAACCTTTAAATTCGGTACTTGTACTTGTGAGTTTGCAAATCTTGCCACCGTCTTAGTCCCGTCTACGATTTCTAGTGCATTGTTTTTAAGAATCATCTTCACCGCTTCGTCTTTTTTACCGATGAGAATACCTTCCTCACCGAAATCAAAATACGTCGTTATAGCTTCGATTGTAAACTTACCAGCCCCGACATTCTCCTCGATAATCTTAATCCTATCTTGAAGTGATAAACTCTCATTCTCCAACGCTTTTTTCAGAGTATCTGCGTATGCCTTAGTCTTTTCTATCTCAACAAAGCTCTTAGTTATACTGTCCTTGTCTGCTTTCTGACTAATCAAAACCTCAACGGCTTGTTGCCTCGACTCGATGTCAGTTACAGTTTGTGAATCGGCTTTATTTTCAAGCTCAGATTTAATCGCATTGATATCTTTTTTTATCCCGGATGTATCAGCAGGATCACCTTTCTCTCCTTTTACAAACATCCAAGTATACTTCGTTGGATCTGTTGAATCTTCTTTCACATAGTCCGTATAAGTTCCAATATATGCCTTTTCTCCTGCTTGACTTGTACTAAAATCCTTACTACCGTCAGCACTGTTGCTCCAAGCTGTGTGGAAATATGGGGTCTTTCCGTCCGCTCCTGCTTTCCCCGGTATTCCATTTTCACCATCTTTTCCTGGTTTTCCGTCATCTCCAACATACTTTGACCATTCGTACTTTTTTGGATCTGTGGAGTCAGCTTTTTCAAAATCCGTATAAAAACCTATATACTTTTTGTTCGATGTAGCAGTTCTTGTGAAGCCAACAGTCCCGTCTGCACTATCAGCATAAGCGAAGTGTACGTACGAAGTTCTTCCGTCTTTGCCGTCTTTACCAGGCATACCATTTTCACCATCTTTTCCTGGAGGACCTGGAGCAAACTCCAATATCTCCAAGTCCCTTTTAGTGATAGTATCTTCCCATCTATCGCCTTTCCATAATCTCTTGAAGTGAGTACCTTTGCCATCGTCCCACTGCCACACATCGCCCCAACTTAAAAGTTGTCTATCAGGCTCTTTTTCTTGCTTGTATATTCCAATCGTCAAGTCCTTTATGGTTATAAAACTTGTAGCTACAGCAACATCATTCAGCATTGCAGAGCATGTAAAAGTAGCTTGTAAATCAACGTCAGTGTTATTTATCCCAAGTATATTACCAGTTGAGCCCTCTTTTGATTTGTTCCAGTCCTCATCACTTGTAGAGATTTTGTCCTGGTATTCTGATACTCTTTCCCAAACAAACTTATCAATCATAGCAGTTTGATCCACACCTGCTTTAGTAACAATAGCTGTGATTTCCGTTGACAGCACACCATCTTTGAACACATTACCCTGACTTGATGATAACTGCATTTCATACGGAACATTTTGCCAATTAAACCTACTACTATATACAGATTTTTCAAGACTTAAAAGCCTTTCAGAAATACCTGCCTTTTCTTCTTCAAAGTTTGCAAATATAGCAGAGTTGCTAAGCTCATCACACAAGCTCCTTGTGATATCAACAAGTCTAGCCGATAAGTACAACGCCGGCTTAAATCCGTGGTCTATAATTCTGATGTAGTCCCCAATTTCAAGCTCACCTGGAAGTTGTCTCAGTGATACCTCATAGCTAATCTTGGCCTCATTGTTGTTTTTTAAGAACCTCAATCCCTCATCAAACAACGTCTTTTGACTAGTAGCCTCACTATCATACATTCTTATGAAATATTTTTGACCTGTTTTATTGAATCTAGTCCACTTCTTAGCTGCTTCTCTATCGCAAATCAGACCATCATCAGTAACATAGAATCTTCCATCATCATACTTGTATCCAACCAAATCCGTGTTAACTTCATGTTCTTTGTACGATACTTGTTCAGTACTTGAAGCAGTAGCGCCAGGATTTGTGAATCGTTCAGAACCTTTCATGATATTAGCAATCTTATCTCCCCATGCCTTATCACTAGCATAGTTATGTCCATTTTTATCATGATTCATAGCATACAACGTCTTTTGTCCGCGGTTATAGTAGTGTTCTTTTATCCACACAGCACCATTAATAATACCTGCCTGTAAACTTCTATTACTGCTTTTCTTAGCATTATCAGGATTACTATCATACGCATTAATACCGAAGTAATTGTGATATGTTCTTGCAATCCTACTGCTGCCCCACGCACTTTCTAATGCTGCATGAGCTAATATATATCTTGCATCTAATCCGGATTGGCTTTGTGCTTCAATAAACACTTGACCTTGTCCATTAAAAGGACTGTTAGGTGCTTTTGCTTTTATCCAGTTATTGATTTGAGTCGCAGTTATTCCTTGCAATCTCTTGCCCAAATCGTGTTTTGTAACATCAGAATTAGTCCAGTAAGTCTTTTTAGTTGCATCAACAATAGTTCCACCTTTGTTCTCATTCCAACGATAGAACCTAACATTTGGGCCAGTCCATCCGCTAAGCTTAGTTGTTACAATCCCATTAATTGAACCGTATAAAGTACAATGTATGATTGTGTTTTTATCTAATATTACTCCTGTGTGACCCTTGTTATTGTGTCTTGATACGAATATGTCTCCGTACTGAATTTCTGATTGATTGATTTGATGAAAATACGTTCCAGCATTTCCCCAAGCCCATAATGTCCCAGTTGTTGGAAGTCCCACAGACTTTGGAAACAGTCCTGCAAATTTTGCAGCGCTACTAACAGAACTTGAACAGTCATAATAATTAGGACCTTCACGTCTAGCTTGTGAATATCTGACCTTTCCTTCACGTGATTTCATCCATTTTACGAATAACTCAATCTTGCTATTTGGTGCAGGTTTCTTTTTATCTTCTTCGATTTCAACTTGCTTTACTTCTCTGATTTGCTCCTTGTGAGGTTTACCTACAGCTCTTACAGCAGTACACAAGTCCGCAATTGATACAGTACGCTTAACATCACTTAAATCACGCCCGAACTCAAGCCTATACCCAGTCTCTTTGCCACGTTTCTTATAAAAGTTAATGACCTTTTTATCTATTGCATTACCATTTAACTTGACATCATAGCTAATCTCACAACCGAAGCGACCTGCAATCATAGCAAGTCTCTTAGTCTTAGTAGTTGTACCATCGAATTTAAAAGCTAAGTTTTTATCCTTAGCCTCATTAATTCCGACAACCCAGTCCGATTTGTCACCAAGAGTATTGTTGACCCATTCAACAAGAGTCCCCTTGAAATCTTGTTCAGCAATATCTTCATTAAGTAAATCAAGACCGCAATCTTCTGCGACTATCTCCTTGGAATATCTTGTTTCTACGACCTCAGTAATCTCTAAAAGAACAGGCTTTTTCTTGTATCCTGTAGCAACAACCAGGCAGCCAGCTTCTATAAGTTCAACATCCTTTTCAACAACCTTGTCAATACTGCAAGTAAGCATACAAGTTCCAGTTTCTAAGTTTTCGTTGAACTTATCATCTTGAAAATGCACACCATCTGGATAATCATTACTAACTATTGTCAGTGTTTGTAGATTTCTATCTGTAACTATTAACATTTGAACACCTCTCTGTAACTAACATCACAATCAACGAACGATCCGAATTCTCCCTCAGTAGTTATCGCTATCTCCTCTGTCCCTGGATAAATTGGAGTAGGCTTGGAACCAAATGCAATTGGCATCAAACATCTGTGTCCATTGTGATAACAAAAACCAGTGTTCATATCGATTCTCACAGTATCTCCATCATTGAAGTTAAACCTAGGAATAGCTACATTAATCATAGAAAACTCTTCCTTGCTTTTATTCTCAACATAAATATCTGCATCATATCCTGTAATGGTCATATGCATTGGATTACAAGCTTGAATAAAGTCGTAGTTGTTCTTCTTAGTGCATAACACATAAACATCACTAGCCACTACATCATCAATCTCAGCATTCATTAGCCTATAAGTGTAGCTTTTACCATTCAACTGATTATACATGTAGTATGTAACCATAGCACCTCTTTTAGTAATAGTTACAGCGCCTGTCCAGTCAGCTTTGTTGTATCCAGTGTGAAGCTGTCCATCACTACCACACAAGCACACCATGGCCATTCTTCCATCACCATTTATGGTTTCAATCCTCATACCGCCAATCATGTTTTGATACTTATCAGTTATGCCAAATGTCATAAAACCAAATTGTCCAGGGCTTGCTTTGTAATTGAATTTGAAAGTCATTTCCCAATCAGTCGCATTGTTAGTCACTTTTCTGTGAAGTGGAAGTGTTGAGAATGTCTTTAAACTTGAGCTATTCCAAAAAGGATAGACACCAGTAACAGTGCTTTGACTTTTCCCTTGAATATCTTCTTCAAGTAACCAACCAAGATATCCCTCTTTGTCTATAAGTCTGTATGCCTTCTTTGATTTTGACTTGTTCACAGCTTTCGTCTTATCGAATTTAAAAGACTTACCTTTTACCCAGTTAGCAATCCTAACACCATTGTCCCAATACCTTGCGTTCTTTGACACGGTAACAGTATTGCCACTTGGAGCAGTGCTAGTCGCATTTGTGTTTGCTACTCTACCATCAAAATCACTATCAGCTACAAGCTTAGATGCATCCACAATGTCCCATCCATCACTAGTTTTCATAACCCTATCAAGAATAGTTAAAGTTCCCTTACCACTCTTGAACAAACTACTAGTTTGCTCCTTGTGGATCTTCATCTGCTTAATCGGTGCAAACTCCTTACTATCTCCGAATTGAAAACTACCATGCTTACTAGTAACACCAATCATAGTTACCTTACCATGGCATTTAAAATCAAGAATAGGATACGTCTTATCCGTACCATGGTTTTCACACATAATACTTTTAGCATTGGCTTGTGACAGCTCCACAGGCTCTCTCTTATATCCACAAGCAGATGGAATGATAAAAGTTAGTTCACCTTTCCCATATCCTTTAGTGTAATTATTAGCCTTGTATTCAGAAGATTTTATTTCTCCATCAACCTTTGCGTAGTAAATAATATCTGGATCATCATAAAAGTATAATTCCGATAATTCTTCAGTTCCTAAAAATTGAGCAAGAACTCTTCTAATTGTATTCAAGTTTTCTTGGACATAACTAAACGTAATCTTGAATTTCGCTTCTTGTCTTCTGCTGCTAATAAAATCTGAGCCATTGAACACAATATATGGATTTAATTTATTTTCTGTAGAAGATAGAACGGGGCGCTCTATATTTTCTACAATAATCAAATCCCTAAAATCAGTACCATTATAAAAAAACATTAATACACCCCTCTTCTTCTATTATTAATCTTAGTTTCTCTTTCCATGAACTCTCTATCATAGCGATAAGTTCCTCTTGAGATTTCTCTGCCATCTAATTCACTTACAACAGTAATTTCAATAGGTTTTTGGTTGTTATCATTATTTGTTAACCCCGTTAAATCATTGTAATTAGATCCAGTAGAATTAACCCTATAATCCTCTAGGTTAAATCCGGATTGGATTTGTGGCGCCATTGAATTAACCAATGATTGAACATTTGAAAAACCATCATCTAATCCTTCATACAAACCACCCATAATTGCATTACCTGCTGGAATTAAAAGTTTTTTATCATAAGACAATGGACCCTTGTGATCTTTAATCCATGTACCAATTCCACCAACAAATGATTTGACATGTTCGAAAGCGGATTTCAATCCTTTTAAGAATCCATCAATTATAGCCTTACCAGCGCTAAACAAATCCACATTTTTTACAGCATCAATAATGGTCTTTGTTATATTTCCCATTGTATTATTAATTTCTGATAGCATTGAGAAAATACCTTTAACCAAAAATACAATGAGTTTAACACCCATTGCTAATATATCTGGTAATTTCTCCAATAAAGTTGCCAAAAACAACGCTGCAATTTTTAACACTGTAGCACCGATCATAGGTAGTCTTTGTATAATTCCGTTGACTAATTCCGTTAGAATCTTAATACCTGATTGTAGTATTTGTGGCAGATTATTAGTTACGTAATTAATAAATTCAGTAATAATCTTCAATGCAGTTTCTCCAATTTGAGGAAGTACATTGATAATTCCATCAACTAATTTAAAAAACAAATTCTTCCCAGTTTCCCAAATGGCAGGAAGATTACTCAATACAAACTGAACAAATGAGTTCAACAGATTACCTGCTGCGCTTAAAAGTTCTGGCCATGCATTAATTATGCCAAGTATCAGATTACCTACAAGTTCACTGCCCTGTTGTAGAATTCTTGGGAAATTCGATTTCAACCAGGTAAATATTTGGTCAATAGCAGGATTAAGAGCATTAATCAGTTTAGGTATTCCTTGAAGGATTACCAACCCAAGATTTCCCACAAGTCTTCCTACCATTGGAACCAAGTTTTTAAATAAGAAAGTACCTGTTGTTTGTACCAAATTACTTAATGTAGCATTAATATCTCCACCTGTAGTCAACGCACCTTGAAAATCCTTAAAGGCGGCTTTCATAGAATTAAAAGAGCCTTCTAAAGTTTCACTCGCTTCCTTTGCAGTAGTTCCAGTAATGTCTAATTTGCCTTGTATAGCGTGAATTGCATTGTATACATCAGACAAGTTATTTATGTCATATTTCACTCCAGTAAGCTTAGTTGCATCGGCAAGTAGACGTTGCATCTCCGACTTCGTTCCTCCGTAACCGAGTTTAAGGTTATCCAACATTGTGTAATTATCCTTGGCAAAGCCTTGGTATGCATTCTGAATGCTTTCCATATCTGAGCCGAACTTATTTGCATTATCGCTCATGTCTCGCATAGCCATGTCGGCTACATCTGCTGCTTTCGAAGTATTACCACCCAAAGATTGAAGCAAGCTAGCACTAAAACTAGTTACATTTTGCATGTATTCATTAGCAGATATACCAGACGTTTCAAAAGCTTTTGCAGCATACTGTTTTACCTTATCGGAACTATCCTTAAACAGTGTTTCCACACCGCCAAGTGATTGTTCAAGCTGACCACCTTGAAATATACTGTCTTTGATAATCTTTCCAATAGCAGCTGCCCCAATTACTCTTTTAGCCATGCCGACTAATGCTCCACCAAACTTAGATCCACTTTGAGTACCTGCACTCATAGCTTCACCACCAAGCTCATTAGATATCATTCCCGATATGCCTCTTGCAGAAGGAATTATTTGAACATAAGCCTTGCCTAAATCAGTTGCCATTTGTCTCACCTGCCTTTAATATCTTTTCTCTTGCTTTTAAAAACTCCTCACCAGTGTAGTACGCTTTGACATCGTCATCCATTTTCTTAGCAAAAACAGAATCGAATATCGATTTTGGAGCATTAATTCCTTTTTGCGCATCTTTAGTCTTAGACCAAGTAATAAAAGCCAAGTAATCAGTCATAAGAGCAAAAAGTTTCGTTTTGAAATCTCCCTTTTCACCACCCATACACATCATTACTCGGCTATCCTCTCTAAGTCCTCTTGTTAGTACCGCAACAGTCGATAAAGGAATTTTCTTGTAATTGTAAATGTGATAGTATTCAGCTAAATCACAAATCAATTCATCTTCACATTTATTTACTACACTAGCGAGGAATATTAGTTTTTTATAGGTTTTACTTGCTCAAAAATAGAAGTCAATTCTTCCTCTACTCTTTTTACATTGACTAGTCCTTTTTTATCACGAAGAAAATCAAGCAAATTATTTTTTTGTTTTTCTCCTAAAAGCAACACCAAAATCTTTGGCATAACCATTGGATTAGATTCATTTTCTGCTATAAGTTCAAATAACTCATAGTTTTCTAATCTATCCTTATCAATCGCAAATCTGAAACCACTTTTAGTGATCCCTTTAATATAATTATTTTTGTTAGTCATTCATGCCTCCTACACTTCTGATGGCTTAGAAATATATTCAATGTGGTTATATTGTTCCTTGCCCTCTGTGTAAGATAAAGCAGACACCGTAACTTCGTAGCCTATAGAATCATTATTTACATATTCAATATCTGATAAATTTGATAATTGCCCTTTAGGAATTACAAGTCTTTTCAAATATCCACCATTCATAATCATATCCACCACAACAGCTCTAGGTTCCCTAAAATCTGCAGTTGATTTCACTTTGATTCCAGTTTCGACAGTACCTGTAACATTCTTATCACCATAGACAAACTTCAACACCTCTACATTTAACGATTCAATTAGTTTAAATGTAAAATCATCTGTCTTTTCTGTAGAAATCTTTAATACAGTTTGACCGCCCCATTCTTTAATATCTTCACTATCTAAGTTGTCAGCATTAATCATTCCATCTTCTGATACAAATCCAAGTTCCTTAAAAGCAACATTTAATTTAGTATTAGCATCGTTTGGAAGTTCAGTTCCAGTCGGTGCCACCCAAATAGCCCCCTCAACTCTTGGTTTTGCAGCAGAAACATTACTAGAATTAGCCATACAATCCTCCTTTAATCTTTATAATAGATATCATACACAGCTTGATATCTGTGTTTTTTCTCTTGTACGTCAGTATAATCGTAATCACTATCAAGCCTTACACTTGATACATCTTTAAGTTCAATAGCTGCTAGCATCGCCTTTTTCAAATCATCATTCATAACAGCGCACTCATATTTGCTATTAGCATAACTTTGAATAGCAAAGCTTGCATTGCTTATTCCATCACGAAAACCTCCGCCAAGTTTTTGAATTAAAAAAAATTGTGCCGGCTCATTTTCTTTATGCTCCAATAACACAGTTTTCTTCATTTTTTCTTCTAAATATTTTTTTATCGTTATTTCAATCATTTTAAAGCCTTTAACAAAGTATTATTCTTGATATTCTCTTGCCTTGCTTTAGAACTACTAGCATATACACTTACAAATGCTCTTGTTTTCTCATCTACAACATCGGATGCATATCCATCACCGCAACGGTTTTTGACAACCGCTGCCCTTTTTTCAAGAACATTTTTCATCTCATCAGAATGAAGTAATTGAGATACTCCTTTTTTATTTAATTTAAAACGAAACTTATTCAATTCGCTCCACCTTAACCTTTTTATTCCATTGAAGTGGAATCATATCCTCAATTCCTTGAGTAGGACTTCCCACAGTCTTGAATCTATCATCGAAAAACTCAACAATAGCATTCTCCCAGTTGTGAGAATCCCCTTTTGGAATACCAAGAATATATGAAATTCGTCTACCAGTTAAATTCAATTCATTTACTAACTCATCACTATTTAATGGAGCCACAAGAACATTATCAACAACAGTCGCCTTTTCAGTTACAACATCTGCTCCAAAAGGATCAGTCCCAGTCTTCACCAGATTCACCAAAGTAACCGGTATTCCTTTCAGTTTCATAAAAATCAATCACCCCATATCTCTGACGTTTCAATCCTAACCTTTGAAGCTCGCTATTTTTTATGAAAATACCTCCACCAGGTGTAAGATAAGTACCACTGACAGTATATCCAAGTGCAGACTGAGAAAACTGACTCAAAGGTTCTCCATCAGTAGCAGTCATCATAGTCCTTGATACAATATCAGTAACAACTGATTTTAAAACGCTTAGATATACTTCATTTTCGGCTTTCTTATCCAAATCGATTTGCATTTTTTCTGCCTCTAACCTTAGCATATCACTCACTGTTTTTAAAAGAGCCTTGCACCTATCCATTTCTTCATCTTGCAGAGGTCTCCATAAAAGCATTACATCTTCTACAGTTGCAAATTCTTTCATAATATTACCCTTGAAGTAATTTTAATAACTCATCTTTTGTCATCTTAGAGTCGTATTCAATCTTAAGTGCATCTAGCTCCTGCATGATATCTTTTTTTGTAATCGTCGATTTATCATCTTGATTTTCTGTTTGATTTTTTGTTTGGTCAGATTTTGTTTCAGTCACTTCTTCATTCTTTTCTTCAGTGATTTCTTTTCCTTTTTCTACCCAAAATTCTCCCATTGCAACAGAAGAGGAGCTTATCACTCCTCCTGTTTTAGTATTAATTAATATCATTATTCAGCAGCCTCAATTCTAGAAAATGCAGAAGCATCTAAGATTCCCCATCCTAAATAAGTTTCAGCTCTTAAATAAACTTGGTTATATCCTTTTAAGTCACGACCTGAGTTATCTGGATCACCATATTGAATAACTTCAAGTGGAATTTGTTTTGAATAACCCCATTTAAATGATCCAGCAAAGTCTCCTAGGATTGCAACATCTTTTGATGGTTTAGAATTAACAGTCTTATTAATGTCAATTTTTAACCCATTCAAGTTGCCAGGATTTGCTCCGAAACGCAATTCAGGATATTGTCTAACACCATTTACTTTTATTTTTGATAATGCAGTAGTTACTTGTGGAGCAACAATCATTGCTGACACATCAGCTTCACTACCTTGAACTAACCCAATAGCAGTTTCGATATTATCCTCAACATTTGCCTCATCATATACAACTTTTTGGCTTACTGCTGCATCAAAGTGATTTGCCCCAATAACAGTAGAAGCTTGTCCAGTTCTAGGATTAATACCGTGCATAGCCATTAAATCCAAACCCTTAGCAAGTTTTTTTGCGAATCCATCATTAAATGCCTTTAATATATTGATTCTTTCTTCTTCTGATGCATACATGAACTCATCTGTAATTCTAGCACCATATTCAACCTTAATTGGAACAATCTTTATAGAATCTAAAGATATACCACCGTGTGATTTCCTTCCATTTTCAGCTACAACATCAATCTCATTATCCATAGTGAAAGTAAATTCTTTCAATCCATTAAATGGAATTGGAGTTTGACCTGAAACTTGTGCAATTGACGATTTTCCCTTAACCTTATTGATTAAATCTTTTACTAATTGTGGTTGGAATAATTCTCCTCTTTGTAATTCTGTTTTTCCCATTTTACTCTCCTTGTAAATCTAAATTTCTAACTAAATTCCTGTAAGCTGAATCCTCATCATCGATTATAGGTTCCACACTTGCAAGTGGCGCTACAGGTTCATTTCTTACTAGCATATTTGATAAATTTTTTGCATCTTCCATCAAATCCTCTTCCGTATTTCCTACAAGTCTACCGGCCAACTCGTATGGAATGCCATTTTTTAAGGCTATGTCCGTTTTTAAATTCTTTAGTTCGTAAGAATTAATCTTTCCTTGTAATTCTTCAATCCTTGAGTTGAACTCATCAGAATTTAATTTGTTTTTTTCTAATACAGACTTAGTATCTGATAACTCATGCTTTAGTGACTCATTTTCTTTTTTTAAATCATCATAGTCACTATAATCTTTCAAAATGCTTTCTTTTTGTCTGTTGAGTCTTTCTGCAATTGCAGAATTAAACTCTTCTTGAGTTGTAATAGGTTTAAATTCTCCCATTCTCCAATTCTCCTTTCTCGATTTAGCCTCTCTTACGAGGAAATTTGTATTAAAAAATAGCCTACAATAGTAGACTACTAACACCAAACTTTTTGTTTTTTCTTTTCTATTTTTTCACTACATATCCAATGTGCCAATATACAGGCATCCATTAAGGAAATATCATTTTCTTCAAACTGCGACTTATACCCAAATCCACCATGACTACCAATATTTCTCTTCAAACAATTAGTCACAACATCAGTTAAACTAGCTTGATCCTTGTGCAATATTGTTTTTGTAAATATTGCTTGCTCCCATTTTGAGTTTGCAACAATAATCTCTGAGACCGTAGGCAAAATAGGTTTAATAAGCTTGAAACTATCCATTTCCTTTTTCAAAATCTCTTGTCCACTAGCACCATCTATGACTACATTTTCATAATCAATTTGTCTTAAAAAATTAATAATCCAACCATTTCCAATACGAATGCTCCTACAATCAATAGCTTCAACGAAGATTTTACCCGATAATGTCTTTATAGCAATAGCCATAGCTACATTTTTGCCATCATTACCATACTTAATTCCGACATTAATCTTACCAGTAAGAACAGGTAAACTTGGAGCCATAACAGAATCCCAGTCTTTTTGAGTAATTGCTGATTTTTGGTTATATCTAATCCATAAACCTAAACGCTGAATATTAAAGTCTAAATCATCCGTACCAATTTCATCCTCAATACTTCTTTCAGTAAATATCGTACCAAGTGATGGATTTGTCTTATACCAAAGCTCTACGTCGTTAACATCTGATTCTTCATTAATTCCCCACTCAGCCCAGCCTGTGTTTTTACTACCACCATCGATAGCATTGTTTCTCATATTTAAAAAAACAGTACCGGCTGATACTGTAGTTGGTGGTGTTCCTATAAACACCGTCTGTGGATTTTTACTAGAAGTAACCACGTATTTAAGAGCAGATTGTTGGTCATCGGTGTATTCTTGAGCCTCATCAATAACAAGTAGATCATATCCTTCACCAAGACCACCTGTTGATGTTCTTGTTCTAAACTTTAAAACACCGCCGTCAACAAATCTTATCTCTTCATTTCCTTTAGCTTTTAAAGTTGTAAAATTTTCATCATTGACATAACCCATAGACTCCAGCACTTTAATAATTCTCTCCCAAGCGGTATGTGATGTATTAGTTCTATGTGCTGTATGGAGCATTTCCTCACCTTTTAAGAGACCATATAACTCACGAATAAGAACAACCTCATTTTTACCATTACGACGCGGAAGGGAAAAACCAAATTTTGTATGAGTCCATAAGCCATCATCATTAATAGCCAATATATGATTAATTAAGTTTTTCTGCCATTGCTGAGCCTTTCTCCCAGATTTTTCGTACCATTCAATGGCACAATCTCCGTATGTTTTTTCGTAGGGCAATAAAACAGCTGTTGTTGGATTTTGATTACCAAGTCTTGTCATTACCCCTCCTAAATTTTTGCACTAAAAAAGCACCTCTAATCTATTACAGTCGTAATTAGTTAGTGTGCTTAATTAGTCTAATATTTCTATCGATTTGATTTCATTTTCAAGTAGTTTAATCCAACCACTATCTGTTTTTACTGATAATCCATCAAATTCCTCTTCAAAGTCTTCTCTATTTTCATATAGACACCTTCCGGAAAACATCTGATTATCTATATCTGTTATTTTAACTAATTTATTATTGTATTTTTGTAACATATTTATTCTCCTGTATCAAAAAATGTAGGAACTAAGTGAACACCTGTTTTGCCATAATGTATAGTCATAGCATTTATTGATCGCTTGGTATAAAAATCTATCCCTAATTCTTTTTTTTCATTTAACGTAATTTTTTCTGTACTTTTTCTCTTGCCGTTTCTGTCTTTTTCAATATAACCTGTCATCTTATACTCATTATACAACTTTTCTATATCTATGTCATCATAAAAATAACTTTTATTTCCCCCAGCAGTTGATTGCATATGCCTTTTCTGTTTATCAAAATTAACCTTATCTTTCCATATACCTTTATTGAAATTATTTTGAATAAACACATGGTCTTTTAGTTTCTCATATTCTTCGATATTTTCATATTTCAGTTTTTGAAATGCGCTTAAAGATTTGGGCATTTTATCTTTTCCTAACACAGAAATATATTGTTTGTACTGCAATGAATCCTCGTGTCTGTTTAACGCTCTGATATCCTGTAATTCTTGTGCTTTTTTAATTCTTTGGTTACTAAAATTAGAATTACGCTTTCTTTTAGTATGCACGTTTTGTCTACTTTTTTTATCCGGAACATACTCCACAGTGCATCTACAATGCCTATGACGTCTGAACACATCATTTCCAGAATTGCTAACATCATAATATTCATGTGATCCAACTAGCTTTTTACACCAATCGCAGCAATTTCCGTGTTCTTTTCTTACAATTTTTGGAGATAGACCCAAATTACTATGAAATTCTGCATTAGTTTTAACTGTATCATCAACAACAGCTTGAGTGAAATTTGCTATAGGTTCTTTTAACACCCATTTTGTTTTGTCAAATTTGTCCTCGCTAACTCTGTTTATAATACCGTCAATTCTGTCTTGATTAATCTCTGGTTTTAAACCCTTAATATTTAAGCCAGCTTGCCTGTTTAAACTCGTTTGAGTGTCTGAGGCATACGTTGATACCAATTCATAGTTTTTTCTCAATGTAGGCTCTATTATTCGCTTAGCAATATTATAATACATAGTATCATTAGGAAGTATCCCTTCTGATATATTTTCCAGATAACACTCAGATAAAATATCACCTAACCTCATAGCGTATTCATTAGAGCTCATATGATTACTTTTCTTTTCGAATAAAAGAGTTTCAAGTTTTTTTATCTTTTCATCTTTTTTAAATTTATTCTGAAATGATTTTTCAATCAAATCTAACAAATCAGGGACTATATCCTTATCCATTATCTTTTCCCTCTAATCCTGTAAGTTTTCTAACAGTCTCACTATCTGCAAATCCTGGAATAGCTTGGTTTAATTTAATCAATCCGTCACCGACCAAATTCAAAGTAGATGCATCGGATTCAAATACAGGATCCCATTTTACTGTAGCTTTGTAGAATTGACTTCTCTCATAATCGAATTCATCCCTCATACTACTAGCAACATATCCAACATTTAAAAAACCACTACTAAAACATCGCTGAGCTTTTTTACCCATAACTCTTAAAGTCTCATGACTTGCTTTAATAGCATCGCTAGAGCTTGGATTATCAGAAACAAATCCCAAATCGTCCAAAGTCAAACCAGACTCTCCAGCAAAACCTGCTGCAGCAGTTCTTAACTGTTCAGTAAATGGACTCATACTTGGTGTTGTGAATTGACCAACAACCGGCTTATCACCATCACTGTCCTTATCAATTCTTAACATACTAGATATAGTCGCCTTCCAGTTATCCCATTGCTCAGCTTCTGAACTCATTCCTAAAATGTATTTTTGTGGGAATGAATAGAATTCAGCAGTTATATCTGATCTCACAAGAGTTCTTTTAGCATAAGTTTGATGATACTCACAAGCTTTTGTGATCCTACTTCTACCAAAAGGTCTCACCGCATCAGGTCTATGAATAATAGGCACAAGACTTGCATAAGAACAACTATGCTTAAATATATTTTTTTGTTTATTTTTAATAACAGTTGTTTTATATGGCTCAAAATAAGCCTCAGTAATCGCGTGACCTTCTTTATCTTTCTGTAAAATAGCGTAGCCTTCTTTTAACAAACCTGTTACGGGATCAATAATACCTGTCGCATTCGCAGCATCTATAACCTGCAATCTAATATCACCAACATCGTCTTTTGATACATAGACAAAAGAACATGAAGCAATCAAAGCATTAAGAATAGCACTATCGAAGAACACATCGGGATTATTCATGTTAAAAATACTGTTCATATCGAATGGATCATTGTCGAAGCCTTTAAACACAAGTCTATCAGCAAGACAATCGACAGCTTTTGAACACCACCCTAATACAGCTTTGTATTGTCTCTTTAAATCATTGCTTATCATAATCCCTCTATCATAGTCTTCTTTTTTCATATCATACCTAAGATATCTCTCAACAACCCTCGGTTGGTATAGTTTTAATTTTTTACGTAGATAATCAATTCCCGATTGAGTGTCTTCGTATTTCTTAACAATGTCTTTGTTAATTTCATAATTTTGAGAAACTAATTGTTCCATTTATATCACTTCCTTTCAATTTCAAAAATACCTCGTGTGAAAATATGTACAGTAACGGTGATGAAGTCCGCTTAGACCCTACAGGGGGAGGTATCCCCCCATCATCTGGATTTGTATTTAGTCCAATCCATCGATTGAGGCAAATTCCTATTTCCTAGTACTTGTTGCTCTTTTATTGTTTTTTCTTTGAATAATTTATCTGACTTCTGTCTATTGCAAGCCCAATGCGCTAGTTGCAAGTTGCTTATATCACTTGGATGTCCGCCTTTACTCACTGGTATTATGTGATCTATGCATGGGGCTAATGGATTAGGTGCTTTCAAACTCTTATCAACAGGCTTGCCACATATGCCACATGTATTCTGAGTCTTCAGTATTCTTTGTTTATTTCTTTCAAAGTTAGCCCTATGTGGGCCTTTTCTATCGGGGCGGGTATTCATAAAATCAGTCCTTTCTTTAACCAAAAAAGTCGATACATCAAGTATCGACCTTAAGGTAATTTATTTAAAAGGAGGTGAAATTAACAATTGTAGTTATATTTGAATCTTCTTTCACCAATACTATTGTATCACGGCAAAATCGCCCTAATCGCCCAATTTCTTATTTAAATATTTATCGTGAATCTTTCTTGAATAACTTTCATGACAACTCCCAAGTTGCATACTAATATATCCCCAACTCTTACAATCGAAGTATCTCATTTCGAATATCATCCTAACTTGTGAATCGTCAATATTATCAATAAACTTCTCAATCTCGCATTTTAAAGTATACGCTTCGGATTCCCTACTTCTAAGCCTCTTTAGTTCTCTGCTAGGAATTATAGGTATTCCTGAAATACTAAAACTTCTTTCAGAATATGGATATTTACAACTAGATCCAGTTACAGAATCCTTTACAATGCTCTTATGCTCAAGTCTTTTAATTTTTTCTGTTAAGTATTTAATCTCTTTTTTTAAAGAATTGTACTGATTTAAAGTTTGTCTATCCAATTCCTATCACCTCAAAACTTAATATAGTCGTCTACATTTAATCCCGTTTCTTCTTTAATCGTTGCAATCATATCATCAAAACCAACATACTTATTTTCAAGACAATCTATTTGTTCAGCAAACTCATACAAGAATTTTTCAAGTCTTTTCTTTCCAAATCCCCACTTATCGTGTAGCACAATAAGTGGCACATACGCTATAACTCTCAACGCTTTATCCGTTACATCGTCTCTTATTTCTTCTCTGAATTTGTCTATTCCTTTATTTATCTCAGCATGTAGTTGTTCTTGTGTGAATGTGTATGTTGGTACCTTTTTCTTAATTCCTGCTTTTCTTCTCTGTGCCCTGTTCATTTCAAATCAGCCTCTCCTTTAACTTTTCTAATTCTCGCCTTAAGTGACTCAAGCACATAATTCTGCGAATCTTCTTTTCTCCTCAAAGCTTCCATGACATCTTCGTCACGTGTTCCCATTGTAACCAAGTGATGAACTATAACTGAATTCTTTTGTCCTTGACGGTGCAGTCTCTTATTTGCCTGAATGTATAATTCATAGTTCCAGTTAAGCCCAAACCAAATTACATGGTGGCCTCCTTGTTGCAAGTTAAGCCCATAAGCTGAACTTGCAGGATGCGTAAGTAGAACATTAATCTTTCCGGCGTTCCAGTCCTTCTGATCCTGTGGACCTTCAAGCTTTCTAAAACTTAATTTTGTTTTACCTAAGACCTTTATAAGCCTATCAAGGTCATGCTTAAAATTATAAAAGACTAAAACATTCTGCCCTTGAAGTTGCTCAAGAGTCTCCATAAAAGCCTCTATCTTACAATCGTGTATTTCATGATAATTTTTGTCTTCATCATAAACTGCACCATTTGCAAGTTGTAAAAGCTTCGTAGATAATGCCGCTGCACTTGTCGCATCAATTTCTTCAGCATTTTCAAGCTCTAAAACCGCATCCCTTTCCATAGTTGTATAAGCTTTTTGTGCCTTAGAATCTAGTTTTACAGGTATTATATTTTCCACACATTCAGGAAGTTCCAGGTAGTCCTCTGCTTTCATAGAAACACAAATATCACTAATCCTTTGTAGTATTTCTTCCCTTGCAAAATCCCTTGGCTTATAGCTATACCCCATGTAATCGCCTTCAAAGAAATTCCCCCTATAACTATAAAAAGATTTTCCAAGTCTTTCTCCGCCGTCTAGTAAGTAAACTTGGCTCCATAAATCTAACAAGCTATTAGGGCTTGGAGTACCTGTAAGACCTACCACCTTTTTTATACGTGGCTTGATTGCTGCCAGTGCTTTAAATCTCTTTGAACTGTGATTTTTAAAACTTGAAAACTCATCACAAATTACCAGGTCAAACGGCCAATCATTTTTATAATAATCTACCAACCAAACCACATTATCACGATTGATTATATAGATATCTGCAGGTGTATTTAACGCCTTTATTCTTTGTGTTTTGGTTCCAAGAACCGTGGAATATCTAAGAATTTTAAATTCTTCCCACTTTTCGATTTCATTTTGCCAAGTTGCCTCTGAAACTTTCTTAGGTGCTATAACTAACACCTTGCTAACTTCAAATCTGTTATACATCAAGTCCTTTACTGCCGTTAAAGATATTAAAGTCTTACCAAGTCCCATATCTAAAAACAATCCTACAGAATCACTTTCTAAAATCTTTCCAGCACAAAACCTCTGATATCCGTGTAATTTTAAATTCATTTGCACCTCTCAAGCTTTAAAATGTTTATAAACTTCTCCACATCTTCAAATCCATAAAGCACCCAAGTCCTCTGGCCAAGATCGTTTAGTTTTTTTATCTGTCTTTTTTGAAGTGGTGAAACTACTCCTCTATCAGTCTTAAGTTCTACAAAATGTATCACTCCTGGTAGAACAACTATCCTATCAGGCACACCTGAATTTCCCGGACTAACAAATTTATAGCATAGCCCACCAAGTTTTTTTATTTCAGAAACAAAATATTTTTCCAAATTTTTTTCTAACATTTTTCACACACCTTTTATATTTTAGCCATGACTACCAATATCCTATACGTATATAGGTAACCCTAAAATATAGACCATATAGATTTTATAGCCCACATTATTAGTCTATATTACTCTATTTAGCCTATATTTTTATACTCATAGGTAAAAGGGTATCAGTTGGTAGTCAACATGCTTTAACATTAGTATTTACAACGGTTCAAGTGACTACCAAGGTATTAAATATTGGTAGTCATGATTTTTGGGATGACTACCAATAATTTTTAAGTTGGTAGTCACGATTTTTATCTCTTTTCTCTTCTCAAATCTTCAATATTGTAAATTTTCTTTCTTCCAAATCCTTTTTGATTTCCATAAACCCCATATCTTTTTGGGTACTTATTTCTCTTCCATCCTTTTAATGCCGTCAATATACCTACAATTTCATTGCTGTCTCTTCTCTTTAAATACTTCATATCTCCACCAAAGCACACCTGCCAAATCTCTGCTACGCATACCTTCTCACGCTCAACTAAATCACTTTCATCAGCACCTACAAAGCTATTATTGTAGAAGGCCCTCTGGTCTTGTACACTCATCTCATACCAGTTACTTGGAACCTTCCTATCCAAGTACTCCATGATTGCCCCCTCTTTAGGATCTATATCACGATAATCTTCCTGCATCTTTTTAGCTAATTCTTCAGCATCTTCTGAAAGCATTAGAGATTCACCAAGCATATAATACCAATGTGCCTCTGCCCATATTTGGTCTACTTCCTTGTCCAAGTCTTTAAATACATCCTTTCTCTTTGGAATTTCTCCAACACGAACTGGCCAAAATCTTCTTGATCCAGTAGGATCCTTTAAAAAAGATTCAGAGTTTGTACTACCAAAAAATACACAGCGTCTCGGGTACTTTTGAACCCTTTTCCCGTAGGCTTCTCTGTATATATCATGAGTCTTAGATAAAAACTGTTTTATAGTTTCATCTTCAGACTTTGTCATTGCCGACAGCTCTCCAACTTCAATTATCAAAGTTCCTTGAAGTAATTCCGCCGCTTCTTTTCCTTCAAAAGTGTACATTGAGTCGTTAAACCACTCTCCACCAAGTTTTGATAGGAATGTACTCTTACCAATCCCTTGAGGACCACTAAAAACAATCATATTATCAAACTTAACACCATTTGGAGATAATGCCCTTGCGATTGCAGCAACTAAAGCCTTTTTTATAATCTCCCTATTATACAAGTTGTCCTCAGCACCAAGATAATCAGTAAATAAGGTTTCAACTCTTTCTTCTCCATCCCATTTAAGGCTATCCAGGTATTCCTTAACTGCATTTCTCCTATTATTAAAAGCTACAACCTTTATAGCATTTTCAATTTTATCCCTACCAGTAATTCCATATTCCTTTTCAAGCCTGAGGGCAAGCTGTGCGTCGTCAAAATCTCCCCACAGCCTTGGCTCTTTACCATCTTCCCATGGCAGTGGTAGGTCAACCATACCCCTATTTCCAAATTCATCAAAGAATATTTTATTCTTAAAATTAGGATCATTCTCTAAAATCAAGCATACATTTGAAATAGTCTTTTCACATTTGCCCTGGTTATCATAGGTTAGAATTTCTCTCCAGGAGTCGTCTGTATCTTTTTCCACGTCCCCTTGGCCAATGGCTTCAAAAAACGTCTTTGACTGTTCCTGCCTTTCCTTGTTAAGTAGAGCAGTAACATTAACATCATTCCTTGCCAAGTCCTTCATGGCACTTGTAGATGGCAACGTAGCAACAGGCGTTCCTTCTGCTGCCTCGTCGTCCAGGTTTCCAAATTTATGAAGCCTTATAAGATCCCAAGCGTTAACAAGCTCTCCACCACATGGATCTGTAGCGTGGTGGCTGTATAAGAACTTACCATTCTCGTATACAATTGCACCGCCAGTTGTACTACCGCCCATATATGTGAACCTGTTGTCTTCTCCAGTACTGTCATAAGCCTTTGGAATAAACTCATCCATGGCAGAATATATATCATAAGTCCTACAAAAAGCCCCAATAATTCCCTTTTTAGTAGTTGGGTCTTGCTGCCTAGTAATAAGCCTTCTATGAGAAACTTCACTTCCTGGCACTTGTGGCCATGATGAAATATCTTTCCAATCAGCATACTTGTTTAGTATTCCATCTGCAGAAAGAAGTGGTTTATCTTCATACTTAAATACATACTCACTATCAGAACTACAACTTGGCCAGTACATAAGCCTTGATGCTTCAAAAGTCGTCGGGTCAGCCATTTCAATTCCAATAAATTTTGCCATAAACCTTGCAATAGGTTCATACTCATCAGGGCTTACGGATCTATCAGTAGGTAGAATTATCCTAAGCCTTGGCTTATATGAAGCATGTTTTCTTGTAGAATAAATTACATAACTACATCCTAAAGTCATAACTCTTTTAATTACTTCTGGAGTTTGGCCAGAATTTATATTATCGAAGTCTAATGTAATTAGATCCCTAAACTCTACTGCGTCACTCTTACGCCTAACACCTTTAAGAGCTCCACCAACAAAACCTCCCACGTCCTTGAGTTCATCTTGTTTGGTCTTAGTCATTTTAAGATAAGCTTCAAGCGTTTCAGTTGACCTAATAGGCTTTCTTAACTTCTCCACGAAGTCACTAAAATTTAGTTCTTGTCTTTGCCAGTTGATTGACTTTCTACTTGCACCGACAGATATTACAATTTTTCTATCATTAATCATCTACATTAGTCCTTCATATAGAATTCACTCTCAAAGCCAGCACCTCTAAGAATAAGACCTGGAGCCCAAACAATTGGTTCAGCCATTACTGCATTAATCTCATCAACAGTAATCTCTTTTCTTGCTTCCAGTACAACTTCATCATGGATGTGCATAACCACATAATCATCAGGGTATCTTTCTTCAAGCTTTATAAGCAATTCCGCAAGACAGTCTCTGGCAATAGCCTGAACAACATTTTCCGTCAACTTACCACCATAAGTTGATTCATGTTTAAACTTCCTATTAGTACCAATCCCCATAAAATGAACTGCCATCTTGCCAAATTGATTTTCCTTTAGAGTTGGTTCTGGATAGTAAAGAGCTCTTCCAGACGGAAGTTTTATCTGTAAGAAACTATGGCCATAGATAATGTCCTTCACGCACTTAATCTCGAGACACTTTACCCTTTGAACTTCCATAGTATCAACTGCAGAAACACAGGCTTTTTCAAGTTCATACCATAGACTAACAATATTTTTATTTGCGGATCTCCACCTATCTTTTATATCTTCCATTTCTTCCATGGAGAGTCCCATCCTATCAGCACCCATGGCAACCAACGCACCAACACCGCCTTGATATCCTAAAGCCAATGTTGCGACTTTTCCCCTCTGTCTTAGCGCGTATTCAGGATTTCCCTTCACAATCTTTTCTGTAGGAACCCCAAACATTTGAGATGCAGTAGCTTCATAAATTTTTCCATGAGTAGCAAAAACTTCTTGAACCCACTTCTCTCCTGCAAGCCAGGCAATAACTCTCGCTTCAATTGCAGAGTAGTCAGATACAATAAACTTCTTTCTTTCTTCAGGAATAAATGCAGTTCTTATAAGCTGACTTATGGTGTCTGTTGCATCTCCAAACAATAACTCCAGCATTTCCTTGTCTTCTTCTTTAGTTAGATCTCTTGCAAGCTTAAGGTTTTTAATATAATTTCTTGGTAAGTTTTGAACCTGAACAAGCCTACCTGCCCAGCGTCCAGTTCTATTTGCACCATAGACTTGAAGTATTCCTCTAACTCTGTGGTCAGCACAGGCACACTTTTTCATTGAGTCGTACTTTTTGACTGAAGTCTTCGATAACTCCTGCCTTAACTCTAAAAACTCTTTAACATCCCCGTTTAATTCCTTTCTTTCAAGGAGTTCACTTACAGTAGCCTTTCTAACATTGTCAACTTCAGGATAGGACTGTTGTAGCCATGGTAGGATTTGAGCAACGGAGTTAGGATTAGCAAGTCCGGATATTTCCCTTGCCCTGTCTTCCTGCTCCATAGTTAATCTATCGTTTATGTGAATTGCCCCATCAACCAAATCAAAATCAACCAAAATTCCACGCTCATTCATGGCATCAGAAAGTGCCCAAATCTTATACTCCCTTTCAGGAACTTCAAAAGGTTCAAGTCTTTTGTAGATTTCCATTTCAGTAACTACGTCTTGCTTACAGTACTCTTTAAATAGTTCCCACTTCTCCAGGTCATGAGTAGGTAGGTTTCTTGTACGACCACCATTATCCTTAGTAGGTTTACATGGCACACAAAAATATCTTATTAAAGCCTTACCAGTTCTTAATTTCTTTTGGTCCTCATCTAACTCCAAAGCCTCTCCTATAGCTTCAAGCCCTGCTGGATAGCCAAGATACATGCCATGAAACATAGTACACTTCCATGACATCCTATGTCCGACATCAAGTCCATAATTTTTTAAACAGTTATATTCAAAACTTGCATTATACGCATGCTTAATTACTGAGTCATCAGCAAGTGCCGACAACACAATAAGAGGAATTTCCTCTCCCTTGGCCAGATCCACAATCTGAACCTCTTCAAAATCAATAGAATAAGCAAATAGTAAAACTTCAAAGCTGTCATCCTTAGAGTACTTGTATAACCCACTTGATGAAATATCAACATCACTGTAAGTTTCTATATCAATAGATAAATCTTTCATTATACACCTCTGTTAAAAAAGGGACGTTACCGTCCCCTTATTTGATTATTCTACTATTGGTAATCCAGTCAATGGATCTATCTCTCCTGTTTTAGCGAAAGGCAAGTCATCAGAAGAACCTTCCACTGTGCTAAATGCATCACTAGCATTAAATGAGAAACCTAATGCCTCATCATCTTTAACCTTTTGAATACCATTAAGACCAAAACCAATACCTTTACTTTGATTATTGTAAGCATAGATACTAATTGCCACATGTCCCCAACATCCACTATAAACATCAGTTTGGTTCATAATTGGTTGAACCCTTTGGTCTACAACTGAAGGTGGGAATGTTTCATTGGCGCTTGCAGTAAATACCCAATGCCCTTTACACTCTGGTCCAAACTCAGCCCCAGTGCTTGTAGTTCCGTCTCCGTCATGTACAGGAATCTTAGGTTTTGCAATCCCTTTTAATACAGTATCCTTATTTGCTTGGTACTCTTCACCTATCGCCTTCATCAATGCATCATATCCTGCCTTGTCACTCTTTGGAAGTAAACATGTCACTGAATACTTCTTTGTTCCTTGAGGTGTCTCTCTTGGTTGAAAAACACTCACGTACGATAATCTCACTAAACTTGTTGTAAATTGTTTTGCCATAATAATCCTCCTAAATATTTTCTAAATTTTCAAAACCTAAATCCTTAACATAAGGATCTCTTTTATCACTTTCAGGAACAAGTGTTGGCTTGCCCTGTGGTTTTATAACTTCAGTTCCTAATACACTTTCAAACTCCTTCTTACCAACTAACTTTTCAAGCTTTGATAAAGAAAGAGGTTTTCTTTCATAAAGTACAGCCTCATCGTATCCTGCACCTTCAAGTAAACTAATTGCCTTGTCAGCGTCTTTAAATTTACGAATGGACCTACCTTCAACCGCTTTGTAGCCTGGTATCTCTTCGCCTTTTAAAATACTTGCAAGAGCTTCTTCCTCAAGGCCTTTAATCCAGTCTATAAGACCCGTGGATTCTTTAAGATATCTTGATATATCATCATTTGAAATAAGACCAATATCACTATCCATAATAGGCTTTAATTTCTCAACTGACTTAAACAGTTCCTTTGCCCTTTCAGGACATCTACTCTTTGCCTTACAAAATCTACAATGCTCCCCAAGAGAAAACTCCTCACAGCCGTTATATGCCTTTTTAGCAATTACTTTTACTCCCTCGCCCCATGCTAAGAGATCAGATAAAACCATAGAATACCTATCCGTATTATCAACCCTTGGCTGTACTATATGCATTGTGATTGTTTCTATACTATAAATGTCTCCATATGAGTTATACGCCCCTAAGGCATAAAGCATAAGTTGACTATTACTCACTGGACTAACAGGAACGCCTTTACCATATTTAAGGTCAATAATATGCATATCCGTTCCAAAGATCAGAATGCAGTCACAAGTCCCAAAGCCATCTGGAACCCATTTTGAGAAATCAACTCTCTCCTCCACACTTACATATGGTAAATCTTCAAAAGATAACGCAAGCTCTCTCACGTAATAAAAATACTCATCCGTGTAGCTATCCATTTCTTTTGTGAATAACTCTTGCGCCTTTAACTGTTCAAGCTCTTTTTTATACTTATCCGCCCCAAACTCTTTAGTAAAGTACTTTTTTAACTTAAGCTCTCCAATGGCATGCGCCAAAGTTCCCTCCTGTGCATAAGGTGAGGATGTGTCTGGGAAACCTTCCTCAAGCATTACAGATCCTGGACAGTTAAGCCACCTGCTAGATCCAGATGCAGATAACTTTGCATGAACTTCAGGCACTATATAACACCTCCAGCCTCACGAATTCTTAAAGCAAAATCATTATATTTATTTTCAGGGATATCAGTTATTGCAGGAACACCAAAAGAATTTATAATATCCTTTAATTCATCCCTCTTACCTGCCCTTGCGAGTTCAGCCGCAGCTTTTTGCAATTGAGGAAAGCTATACGCAACCTCACTCACAGGAACAGCAGTTTCTTTCTTTTCTTCTTTTTTCTCCGTTGAACTTTCTTCAACACGAACATCAGTGGCTTTCGGTACAATCTCAGACTTATCCACACAACCACAGCCTAGTCTATCAGCTAACTTTGTTAACACATCAAGTGTCTTATCATCAAATACAATTTTTAACTCCATAAAATCCTCCTTTGTGTTATAATCTAATTGAAGTTTATTATATAAGCGCTCATTATCTTTGCAGGATTGAGCGTTTATTTCTTTTTTTAATCCTTTCCAGCAATCCTCATGCACATAAGAACTACTGCCGTCGCCATGTATTATTTCGTGGCATGGATTTCTAACATAAATGATTCCGCCACAAATAGAACATTTGCAGATTCTTTCGCACTCAATTGCTGTCATTTTTAAAATCTCCCTTTTCTTTGTATCTCCAGCAAGTGTTATGAACATAAGCACATCCACCACCTTTAAATCCAATCTTGTATGTCAGCTCATCACTTGATATGCTTCTTCCACAAATTACACATACAACATCTTTACTAGTCCTTTTTGGAGAATAATCTTTTTTCACCTAATACTCCTTCTCTAGCACAAATCCTGAACACTTCTGCTCTTAATAGAACACCATCATCACGTTTTTCTAACTTATCAAGCCATTCACGCTTAATAGCGTTCATCATTCTGAGTCCGTGTTGCTCCTCTTTCCACGACCTATATCTAAAACCTTTATGGCCATGTGGGTCTCGTGCTTCTTGCCATTGTCTATACTTCATCTAGTTCAACCTTTAATCTGTTTATAACCATTCCTTCATTTCTTGTATCGTACATCTTCCAAATAATTCTCTTAATCTCATTAATCACATTCTCTGGATTGTTATCGTAAAACTTATCCATACAATCCTCAGTAGCGACTATTTGTGCATTAACACTAAATATTTTCATCTAAAGCATCCTTCCCGTAATAACTAATAAATTCCATAGGATAAATGCAGTCAATACTCTATTAATAATCTTTAAAGCAAACATAAACGTTAAAACATAATCATCAGATTTGCTCTTTTTAATTAAGCATTGTTTTGATTTTTTATTATCGTCTGCATTAACCTTTTTATTTTCTCTCTTCATATCATTCCAAACTCTATCGTTGAAATCAGATTTTCTTTTTTCCATACTTACCTTTTAACACTCCTTCATAAAGATCCTTGGCCATAATATCTGCAACCCTCTCAATGTTTGCTTTTCTAGGGTTTTCACTTTTCACAACAGTAATCTTGAAACCGTTAAATTCAAATTTACTACCTACTTCTATCATTGTTATCTCCTTATGCTTTTTAAGTTCTATTCTATTGAACTTTTAGTTTAAAAAAATATTTTTTTATTTCATCTTCCTTAATATCCAATATATCGCAGGCTTTTGAAATCTCATTCTGTTTCCAAAATACTTCATTATTCAATTTAGAAGATATAGTTTTTTCTGTTAATGACATACTTTTAGCAAATTTATGCTGACTTCCTAGCTTTTCTATTATTCTTCCTTTTAACTTACTATAATCGTATTGCAAAATTTTCACCTCTCTCAAATGTTCAACGACTTTGAACAATTATATATTACACCCTATTCTTTTTGGTGTCAATACTTTTCTTCAATTTTTTTGAACTTTTTTATAAAATTATGGTATAATTTACTCACAAGGTGGTGAAATCGTGAGAACAACAACATCAAATAGATTGAAACAAATAATGTCAGATAGGAATTTAAGACAAGTCGATATTTTAAATATGGTTAGCCCATTTGCTAAAGAATTAAATATCAGATTTGCAAAAAATGATTTAAGCCAATATGTGTCAGGTAAGGTAGAACCTTCTCAAGAAAAACTAACCGTATTGAGTAGAGCGCTAAATGTCAGTGAACCCTGGCTTATGGGATATGATGTGGCTGTGGATATAGATAATAGTAAAAAAAGTGATGTGCAATTTATAGGGCGAGCTAATATAATGCGCACTTATAGGTATATAAATGCTAAAGCCTCCGCTGGAAGCCCGATTGATATAGCTGGACAAGACTATTCCACAATAGCTATTCCAGATAGTATGCTTGGCAAATATGCTAAATACTCAGAAGAGGATCTACTATTTATGCACATCACTGGAGATAGTATGGATAAAACTATACCTGATGGATCCCTTATAGGTGTTCTTGAATTCAAGAGTACAGTGGATATTAACAATGGGGACATAGTATTATTTAATCACGATTATTGTTATTCCGTAAAAAGGTATTTTTATGATCAAGAAAATAATAGGATAATTTTTAGGCCCGAATCTAATAATCCTATTTACACCGACATAATATACAATTTAGATGAAGACCATGTTGAAATAATAGGTAAAGTAATTATGTATAATGTGACACTTGATTAATTATATATAGGAGGATATTATGGGAATATTATCAGATATAGTAGGAAATAAAAAAGAGTTATGGGAAGCAAATTTATTTGTTAATTTGTGCCCTTTGGAAATAGAATATGCTTTTAAAAAATCTGGAGGCAAAAGACACAATACTATTGATTCAAAGTATATAGAAGTAAAAAAGGAACCAAACAATAAGTATGACCCAAGAGCAGTAGCAATATATGCGTATAATGTGAAAATCGGATATTTTTATCAAGAGGATCGTGATGAATATTTACTACTGAAGAATTTAGAAAATCCTTATATCGTTATAAGTGAAAATGACTACTCTGAAAATAAATATAGGGCTAAATTTAGAGTAACGTATAGATCTAAAAAGAAGGTGAAATAGTGAAAACCGCAATAGCTTATGCACGATTTTCAAGCACTAATCAAAGAGATGAGTCAATCGATGCACAACTTAGGGCTATAAGGAAATTCTCAACTGAACAAGACATTCAAATAATAGACACATTTTGTGATCACGCACTTAGTGGCAGGTCAGATGACAGACCACAATTTAAAAAAATGATTAAAAGAACAGACGTTGGAGATATCGACTATGTTATAGTCCATAAACTGGATCGCTTTAGTCGTGACAGATACGACAGTGCCGTATACAAGCGTAAATTAAAACTAAATGGTACAAAACTACTCTCCGTAGTAGAAAACCTCACAGACAGCCCAGAATCGATTATAATGGAATCTCTATTAGAAGGTATGGCAGAATATTACTCTGCAAACTTATCGCGTGAAGTAATCAAAGGGATGAAAGAGAACGCATACCACTGTTGGTTTAATGGTGGCAGAATACCTCTAGGATATGACATAGTAGATAAAAAATATGTAATCAACGATATGGAAGCAAAAACAATCAGGCTAATATTTGATATGTTCACAAATGGAAGCTCTCAAAGAAAAATAATAGATACATTAAATGAAAATGGATGCAAAACAAAACTAGGAAAGAATTTCACAAGAACATCTCTAAGTAAAATATTAAGAAATGATTTGTATAAAGGAGTATACACATTTAACATGAAAAAAGAAACAATAAAAAAAGAACATGGAGTTCCAAACATAATTACAGAAGAACAATTCAAGCTTGCGCAACAACTATTACAAGATAAAGAATTCAAATCTTCTAAAAAAGCCGATAGTCCTTATTTGCTAACGGGAATATTGTATCACTATAATGATAAGATGGTAGGAGTATCTGGTAAAAGTAAAACTGGAAGAAAATATTACTACTATAAATGTAAAAATTGTGGATTTACAATACCTAAAGAACAAATTGAAGAAGCGATAACAGAGATGTTAAAACAAGTATTGATCAATGAAGAAAACATAGATAAGCTTGTAAAATCAAAATATGAAACACTTCTTAACAAAGTAAACGTTGATGAAGTAAAAGCACTTGTACAAAAAGTAAATCAACTGGAAAAAGAAATAACTAATATAACGAATGCAATAGCACAAGGAGTGTTATCTGATACATTAGTTAATAAACTAAACGCATCAGAAAAAGACCTAGAAATCTATAAAGCGCAACTTGCAGAAAAACAAGCATCAACTAACGTACAACTAGAAGATATAAAAGCTCAAATCTTAGCACAAAAACAAAAAATGGACTACAGCCCTCATCAATTGAAGACTATAATCCATTCATTATTTGAGCGTATCGAATATCGTGACAATCACGAAGTATATGTTGAACTTCGAGATGTAGATGAGAGTTCGTATAACGCTGTATTTGGCGAACGATAGAGGATTCGAACCCCCGACCTTCTGGTCCGTAGCCAGACGCTCTATCCAGCTGAGCTAATCGTTCATATACAACAAAACAGATGTATGAACATCTGTTGTTGTCTGG